GTATTCCGCACGCGTAACAAAATAGGAAAAAACGGCATTATTTTTAATCTATTTTGCTGACAAACACATAAATATCTGAGGTGGTATTAGTGCTAACACCCCACAACACTTCACCTTCAGCCAACTTGATGATCAACTTGTCGCCATTGTCAATCAAGTAACCATCTTGCGCGGTTACATCTGATCCACCAATATGAATTGCGCCTTTACTATGCAATGCCAAATCTCTACTGACATTATCTACTTCAACCAACTGTACTTTAGTTGTGCCTACCGCAATCTTATTTGCTTTGATTGTCATTAATCTGTTCCTCACTTTGTAGCCTTAAACGCCTAAAGCGTTCAAAGTCTTTGTGTTGCTTCTGACCTATCCACATCTTGCGTTGATGTTCCATCTGCACACCTGTATGTGCATATAGTTTATACCCAAAACTCTTAGCCCTGATGCACCACAACAAATCTTCACCAACCCATTCATGATGCAAAGGCATATCCTGATAGAAGCACCATTTATCACCCTGATGTGTTTGATCTGCTTCTTTCACAAATCTTTCAAACACTGATCTATGCACAATGATTGCACCTGTACCGGCAGCATCTACTTCAACAATAGAATCTTCTTCATAGTCATGCATTGCATACAACCCATTATCACTGCCTAACTTGAAGATGCAAGGCACTGGTTCTAAGTACAATTCACCAACATCCCACCCACCATGTACCACACCGGACACAATAGGCCGCTTGTCTTTGTCTGCCGCTGCTACTAACTTCTTGAAATGATCAATAGTAAATCTTTGATCGGTATCAATCTGTAACAACCAATCATCTGTTGTTTTGTTTAAAAATGTTGCAACAATCTGATTACGCAATCTGCTAATAACACCTGATCCTTGTAGGCTAATGAACTGCCCTAATTGCTTTTGTGATCTAGCAACATCCAAAATGCTGGTCATAAAGTCTGTAACTACATAACCTGGTGATGTAATACCTATGGTTATTTTCTCTGTATCTTTCAAATGCTCATCCACCCTTCATATTCAGCATCCGGATTATCTATAATCCATTGTTGCCTTATTTGGTTTTGATATGCCCAATCTACTTCATTTGTAGCCAATCCGCAGTATGGACACAACCGACTACCCATTACTTTGGTTACATGCTTACAATAAACCACTAATGCCAGCCTTTAGCATCAAAATGTTCAGCGGCTTTACAGGCATTAGGTTCACCATTGACCTGGCCATACCTATGGCTTATGTACTTCATGTGAAATGTAATTTGTTGTCTAGGTGTCTGCTTTAACACCATCTTATTTTTAATTTGGCCTAAACCATAATGCGAACCGTTCACCGCTTTGTAATTCCATCTTGATTCTCTATATACCAGGTAGTTGTAACAATTAAATTGATCCCAGGTTTTAAATGATTGATACGCATATAACTTTAAATTAGGTATTGAATTATCAGCGGAATGTGCTTTTTCAAAGCCAATCATGTTGGCTAAACATAGAGATATCCCAAGTAGCCAGCACCTCGCGAACTCACCCCTAAGGGGTTCGCGTTTTTGGCCTTTGAGCCAAATGCGAAGGCTAGAGCCTAGCACAAGGTTAAAAATCATAATTGCATAACTCCTAACATAATCTCACTATGTGAGATGTGATTTACATCACACTAGGTTAATTTCTTTTGAGTTCTTGTAATTAGATAACACACATAACAGGATTGATCGGGCATAACCCAATTCCCACATTTACATCTGATTGGTTCGCTCATGCGCTCTCTCCAATAAAATATCTACTAATTCAATAAATGGGCGGCAATACCGCTTTTGAACCATGTAGAACCGTTCGGTTATATCTCTCTGTGCATCATAAAATTCCTGAATTGTCCAAAAATCTTTAGTTGCAGTTGGTATCACAAATAGATTATTTGTAATTTGGCTAATGATTATGTAGGCAAATGGCTTGATTATCTTGCTATCAAATCCATACACCGTATCCACAATTAATGGGTTATGTGGGAAATCATCAACATCTGTAAATGACCTGCTACTGCTTTTGACCTCTAAAACCAGGTCATCAGCAATCACATCCTTTTCATTTTTTGTTTTGTCTTTAATCTCATCATGGGTAGTTGCAATGGTAAATGCAGGTACATCTACCTTTGGTACTCCAAAATGTGATAACAGGTCAGCCACATAAAGGTTGTAGCCATGCCCATCACGCATGGCTTTGTGATAATCAAATTTACCCATGATTTTTGTACTCAATATGATTTACACATCCACAACCCGCACATTTGCGTACGCCATTTACATTTAACATTCTAGGATCATTGCACCATTCGCAACATTCACTAAACGGCACTATGTCTAACTCCACGCCATTATCTGTAAACCTGGCACGCACACCGTATGGATCAATCATTTCCATGTCACCCATTGTTTTCACCTGGGTACCACCACTTGCCAGCCTTTGACATAACTGCCCACTTAGCATCACAACCCTTTGCGCAGGTATATCCATAATACGGTTTGCCACCTTTGCTGATTCCGGTTCGTAAAACCATCTCACCATGTTGGCAACTTTGTACCGCTGGCACATCAGTAGCCAAAGCATCTACTACTTGATCAACACTCATAGGTATTGGATTGTCATCAGGCTTTTTTTCCTCAACAAATTGATGGCGCATAATTCTTTCCATCAACGCTGATTTGCTTCCAGGTTGTCCATAGATTGCTTTGGTAGGTGCAACTGGTTCAGTTGGCCTAGACAGCAATTCAGAATCTAAAGATTCCTTTGGTGTTACCGCCCAACTTTGCCTGTTCTTTGCCGCAATAACTTCTTGCTTAGATGCTACGCGCTTTGTGGCAGTTTTCATGGCTGCTACTATTGCGCGCCCCCAAGCACTCGTTTCACAAATCATAAGTTCACTGCCGGCGGTCATGCCTTTGCCTGGTATTTGTTCCCACGCAACTGCAACTCCAGGCCTTTGATCAAATGGATCACGGTAACAAGCCGCTGTATAAACCACATAAGTTTTACCTTCAACCTGCACAATGTCATAAGGTTTATTTGGGTTATATGGTTGCAATGATGCTTCAGGATAGGCTTCTTTCAATTGCGCTATGCGCTCAGCCACATCAACATAATCATTCATGTTCATTATTTATTTTCCCGATCCCAAAGGCTTACAACCTTTTCCATTAGATACTCATTATCTGCTTCTAGCATCTTTTGGCGCATTGTTGGATGCGTTCTAACAGTAAATTTTTCTACCTTAACATTTGTATGTTTTGTATCGGCTGTACCGCGTTTGTATCCGCTTTTAAAGCCTTTGTCGTAACCGTTTTCAACGGCCACCATCCAGGTGACACCTAGCAAAAGTGCCACTAATGTAAACAGGCAGATTGTTATTAACCAGCCATATATTTCATAGTTCATATTTCACCACTTCCTTGAACTTGTCTAACCAATAGGCTTCAACCATTTTGGCTGATAGCCTTCCTCTAATCTGCTTTGAGCCAATTGCTTTTTTGGCATGCTGGCGTATTAGAGAAGCCTTTACAAAATGCTTGCGGTTTTCATCCACATAAGCACCTGATTGTTTGTCATATTTAACTAATTCCAACTCATTACCTTTTCTAACTCAGCCGGCAATGCAACCGGATCAACATCATTAATTACCTGATAAACACTGCCATTTGGATGTATAGAAGGTGGCAGCACTACATAACCTTTGTGCTTGATGTCTATACCAGGTATTACCTTGCCTTTGAATTGTTTTGATTTATCAGCAAGATAATAAAAGTGATAGCCATTATCTGTTTTAACTGTATGCGTATTAGATGCTACGCAAATGCGGCGATAAGATTCCCATAAAACCCTGGATGCAATATTGCGTATATCAAAATCTAAAACTACAAGATTTGATTGCACAATTGCTAAACCAATATTTAGATTAGAATCATCTTTAAACCATTTTTTAACAATTGAAATATCACCGCTTGCATCTAAATAACCGTGGCGTAAAAACTTGCATGGTTCTTTAGATTGTGGTTTTAATGGCAATACCCACCAACCCTTTTCTGCATAGGCTACGGCGTTCATGCGTAAACCCATGATCCACGGTAGTTGGTAGTAAAACAGTATTGACCAACTGCATTGTCAAAAGAAATGCTGTAATCCCATTTATTTTGTTTTAAAAATTCAGTAGCCAATATAACTGAAGCATAATTATCTACCCAATAAATAAATAAATGTGACCAACAAATTGTGTCAGCAAATCGGTCTTTTTGTTTTAGCCAATCTGATTCGGTAGCCCATTCCATTTGACATTCTGTTAAACCTTCAAATTGATTTGGTGTAAGTTTCATTAGGCAATCCTTCTAACGCCTTTGTAGTAACCATCTTTAATGTCATTCTCAACATGTTTTACTAATTGTGATCCGACCAAATATCTCCATGACATATTTGTCTTTAATGTTTTGCCATTTCTTGTAATTTCATAACTAACATTGTCTAAAACTTTGATAGTTATAGATTTGTCAGCATTTTGAAAGATGGCAATGATTCCTGGCAGTTCGGACATATCTGCTTTGTTAAGTTGTACTTTCATAATTAACCCCTTCCGGTCAATTGCTTTTGTAAATCCAATTAAACACCCGGGGGCTGACAAATACAATTACCTAAAAGGGTTTTTGCCAATTATTTTTGTGATCTACATCACCCAAAAGCCTTGCCCATTGCAGTAAATGAGCCATCTGCGTTAAATGGGATCATCTCTACGCTGACATTGCCACGCTTAATGTGGATTATGACCGCCCCGGCTTGCCAGTTTGCATAGCCTCTAATGCCCAAATAAGCCATTTTTTTCATGTCACAGGTATGACCACATTCAACACCCACTAAAACACGCTCTAAACGGCCATTAAAGGCTTCTGAATGGCATTGGTAGCCCATCCTATGAGTATGCCCTGTAATGGTGCTACGCCCCCACCTTTTTGCAATATTCAGGGCAGTGCCGCCGCCAGCCCTGGAGATTGTGCCTTCATCCCCATGACAAAGCACAAAATTTGTTCCTGGTATCGGATAAGCCTGTTTTGCGTAATAAATGCCTAAATCATCAAATCCCATAAATTTGGAATATTGCAGTTCAGGTAATCCCATTAATCCTGGAATCCTCTGCAATGATTTGTATAAGCGATCTGAATGATTTGATCTACTAACAACATCAGTTTTTAGATCATAAAGAATGTTTTGGCAGGTAACCCGATCCTCATCAAGTGTTTGCATAAAAGATTCTGCCCTACCTTCACTAAACCTGGAAATGGTATTAAAATCCATTTCATCACCAACATTTAAAACTAAATCAAACTTGAAGGCATTAACTAATTTTTTTAAGTTAGTGACCGCTTCTGTAAATTGAAATGGGACTTGCAAGTCACTGACTACAAGATAGCGTGCGTTAAATGTTTTATCGCGCTTAATTATTAATCCTCATCTTCATCATCAGTGGGATCAATCCGGGGAATGATCTCATTTGGTTTGTTATCAATAACCCAATCAGGTATTGATTCCCCGGGTTCGGTGATTAACCAAAATGCAACCTCGCTAGAAAATCCTGCCGCCTTTGCTGCGCGAAACATCTCATTAAGTGTTATGTAGTGCATTTCAAGCCGATTTAATTGTTCGGCTTTGCGTGGTGTACGCCTTCTGCGCTTTGGCGTTTTGCGGGGTTTTTTGTTTGCCATAGCCATTAATTTTAAACTATACGATTCCGCGGATAGCACGCTCAACGCCTTCTTCT